AAGTATTACCCAGAGTTCCAGTAGGTAATAATGAAAATACATTATCAGGGAAGAATAAGTTCCCGGACTGATTTTTAACTGTTTTAGAATATTTTTTATTATAAACTGTAACAGTTAATCCGAGTTTATTAGAGAGATAGTTTCTCATTATCTCATCAGTCATAATTAAAGTACCGCCGCCGGCATAACCATTAGCGATAATATCCCCTCTAATGCTTTCGTTCTGAATTAAATAGTTAAATGTTTTGCGAGTACAAACTGCTCTGGTAGGTTTTTCGCCTGTCTCTGATTCAATCGTATCCTGAGCAGACTGAATATCTTCAACAGGGCTCGCGTTGGCTGTATCGGACCACATATCAGTGCTGGTTAATGTTTCCATGTGATCTGATAAATCATCATTTGGGTCATAATCGTAAACATAGGCTTTTCTGTTAGCTTCAATGTTAACAGCAAAAGATGAGATTAACTGCATTCTCATTCTTTCAGCCTGTACTTCAGCACCGTTGACTAAACCAGCTGCATCATCAAAGATGTTCCTCAACATTGGCTGTATTAATTGGCTATTTCTAGCAGCCATTAAATTGTTAATTTCCTGACGATCTTTTTCACCAATTCTCATTGACTCTCTGAAGAATGGCATCTCAGTTTCGATTTCACTGAAACCGATTCTATCTCTCAAAGTTGGCTTAGCATCAAAATTTGAAGGTGTTAACGCTACAGGAAGACCTCCAGCTCCTTTAATCCATTTTAAATCCAATCCCAGCTGTTTCTGCCTGGGGAATAGTGCTCTTCCCAGATAAGGGATTGAGTTCGATTGTTTTTCTTTATAATAACTAGCAATTTCTTCTGCATTTGCAAAATCATAAATGCTTGGCATAATTTTTTCACCCTTCCGTTTTATTTAATTTATTACTCAACTAAACTGATTAAATCAGTTAAATTACTTTTTACATCATTAACAAGTGCTTCTGGCAATTTGCTTGGGTCCACAAAACCATGAATAAGCATAGCGCCACCGGCCGGGCCATGAGTTACATCAACATCATTCAATAAGATTCCTTCAACATCAACACCGGCCCCAGTAGTTCCTGTTGTTTCTCCCTGGGAATTTTTCTTTTCTACTTCAAGACTCTCATCTTCAAGAGTCGCTCCTCCAACACCGCCGACAGGAGTTCCTGCAGGTAGTATCTTTTTACCTTCTGAGTTAGCAGAAACATTTGTATCATCAACAGTTACAGCTACAGCAACATAGTGATCAGGAAACTTTAAAATTTCCTCTCTATTTGAATAATCAACCTGAGTATATTTCATTAATTTTCACCATCCTTAATTATTTAATATTAATTGTCTCCAAAATAAACTTTTTGAGCCTCTTGAGCTTCTGCATCAGTTTCAGTACCACTTTGAGCCAACTTTTTACCAAAACCGCCTTTACCTTTCTTTTTACTTCCGCCATTAATTCCATCGAGGACAGAACCACCATTCTGCAGCTCCTTAATAACAGCATCTTTGATAGCAGCCTGAGCAGCTTTCATACTTTCGATTCTATCCTCAACATCAGTTTCAGATAGTTCTGGGTTAACTTTATGCATCTGTCCAACATCAATAAACTCAGCCAGTTCTTTATTAAGCTCGTTTTCAGCAACTTTCTCTGCCTTATGAGCGCTAAGTTCCTTTCTCCTGAGATTATTTTCTTTCTCTGAAAGCTCTTTTTCTTTAGCTTCCAATTTTTCTTCCTCTGACATTGTTTCCTCTTCCATCTCTTTCATTTTCTTTTTTAGGTTACCAATGTCATTGCGATAACGATCAAGCTCTTTTTTGTTTTCTTCTTTGATGCTATCAATCTTAGCCTGCAACTTTTCAGCTTCGGTTAAGTTTTCATCATCACCAGTTGAACCTTCATCTCCGCCTTCGCCACCTTCAGGGTTTGAATCGTCTCCGCCTTCATCTCCTCCAGCAGAACCTCCCTGAGGGTTAGCACCACCATCAGCGTCCATCATAAACATAGGTACAAATTTTCCATTAATCCACATAATTAATATTCACTCCTCTTCCGTCTTCTACATTATTGAGACCACTTAATAACTAAGAGTTCTCTCAGTATCGCCGGTTATTTTAGTATTTTATATTCATTATTCCGTCTTCATCAGTTGGACCGTTCATTTTGACCCGTTCTTTCTAAATTGCCGGAATTAAAAAACACCCTCTCAGGTGTTAGTTTTCAGTCCATGGTTTAAAGTTTTTAATTTGATTTACTACTTTCTCATTCCACTTGCCACCAAAATTAATACCTCTGTCATCCACTATTGCTGCAGCAGGAACTTTATCTCGAACAACTTCATCCACTTCAATCTCATTTTCAATCAACCAGTCTTCAATTGCTTCCATTCCACCCTCCTGATGACAGCGGGAAGAATGAACAACAACTTCAAAATCTTTTCTTAGCAGCTGTATTGCACTATCTACATTTTCAAGTGGCGGGTCCGGTATAACATCAGCACCTTGCCAGCCTGATTTATAGTTGTGAATAACACCATCAAAATCTAAAATAATTGTTGGTTTATCTGGCATTTAATCTACCTCCTTTTAACTTGCATTCTTCATAGCAGCACCAATAATTCCTGTGAGATGCTGAGCTTCTTTCTTTTTAATTCTGCCAGCCCTGTAATATCTTTTAGTTCTGTTCAAAACTGCCTGCAGCTGTTCTCGACTTCTGCGACCATCTAACAACCATTCATCATAACCCGTTGCCGGGCCAGTAAGCTCAGTATCAATAAACGGACTGTAAGCGCATCTGCAATTAGGATGTCTTGGAAGAAAAATAACCTCATCAATTTTCATTACTTTATTATGATCAGCAGAACAAATAGGGCAAGTATGAGCGTCTAATGTTGCCAGGTACCTTACTTTCTGCAACCCACCCTGCTGATATACATCGAGATTAGCCTGATTAAAGATAGCATTCATCCAGCTGCGTGTTGTAGCATCAACTCTGTTTTTACCCATTTGTTCGCTTATACCGTACAATCTGCGACTAGTTTTATTGGGGTTTTCACCTACAGCAATCGATTCAAAAACTTCTTGCTCAATTCTAAAAGCTAAGTCAGTGCTGTATTTACTAATATATTCAGTCATTGTCTTGCCTTTAATATTAACTCCATCAACAACTTCTGATTTAATGGCCTGAGTTGGCAGCGTGTCGAACTGATCACCAATATTAAGAGTCTGCACATCTTTTAACAAATCTTGAGTAAATAGAGCTTCTTTTTTGTACATAGCAGCAAGGTCATCTCTATAATCACCAATAAAACTCTTTTTATACTGTTTAACCTGATTTCTAATCTGTTTTCTCAGCTTTTCTTTTCTATTATACTTCGCCATCTCAGCATTGGACCACTGGCCTTTTTCATTAGCCTTTTTGAAAATTTTCATTATATCGTTATCAATATTTTCAATTGTCTGCTCCAACTGCCTAATATACTTATCGGCGTATTTCTCTTCATCGAGCCTGTTTTCAATTTTGTGGATCAGCATGATCACTCAACTCGCTATCTATTTCTTCCTTAATAGCCTGATCCTCTTTATCTAATCTATCTAACTCTTTTTCAACATCTTTTATTAAGTCTGGGAATTTCTCCATTCCGGTCTTTTTAGAAATAAATTTAATTTCTCTTAACCCTTTTACTAATTTAAGCAGCTGGTCTACTGAATCGGGAAGTATACCGCCGAAATTAATGCCGTGCTGCAATGGTGATTTCCCTAGCATTAAAAGGGCCTTGTTATCTATATCCACAATCCCAGTCTCTAAATCGCCTCTTAAACTACCAACCTTAGCTTCTATCTCGATTGATTTAATCTTCAAGGCATCCCCAGAAGGGTCTCCACTGCTTAGCAATGTAGATAGCACATACTCTGGATGATCATTTGATATGTTATTTTTGATGTCTTCCTGTTTCTTCAACATCAAGTCAGCTACATTTCCCGACATTTCTAAGTATTGCATTTGAGCGTCAGGGTTATTAAGGTGCCAGACACTTTGCTCTTTATATCTGCTATTTTTGGTCTTTTCTTTCGCCTCTTCAGACATTCCGCCTGAAAGATTATCCCAGATGAGCGGATCGCCATGAAGATAAAACACATTTTCAAGATAAGCCTCAATAAGATTATAATAATCAGTTTTATTAAGCATTGGCCCTATATCATAATCGGTGGAAAACTCTACAACTGGTATAAAATCAAAAGCTAGAGGTGTTTCAGTCACTTCATCATCTACTGTTTCAACTATCATTTTATAACCGCCATTTTCATTTTTGACGTTATAATACTCCTTGGTTACATCAACAGTGTTAAATGACTTTTCTTCCATGTCGAACTGCTTTGTAGTACCTTCGATCTTACAATAAACCATTTGACCATTCATGTACTCAGTTTCAACCAGGTCGGGATCATGAATAACAAAAATTATTTCATCATCTCTTTTATTGAGTTCCACAACTCCCTCTTTAGAAAGAATTAACCAGAGGGCCAGCATATATTTTTGATTCTGGAAGTTGTTATAATCCCAGATATCATTAATCTTAGCTAATTTATTATCAGTTTCGCTATTATTATTACTCTCTGTTTCCGATTCACCTTCTGTCTTTTTCTCATTAAGTTCTGGGTTAATTTCCTTCTGCATGGTAAGAGCATTCATGATAAAAGCTGTCTTTGGTACTGGGTTGAATATCTCCCTGGTGTCATCGAATAGATCATATTCGCTTAAATAATCTGTGTCATAAACTTCATTCTCATAAAAAGCCCAGGCTCTCTGAGCTTTAGTAAGTTTAGCCACGAACTCACCTCCTTAGCGTCTCCAGTCTGCTGTTTCTTTGGTAACGATGTTTCTGGTTATATATTTACGGCCCTGCCAGGCTATTGCATTGGCAACAACCATATCTTTACCATTAACATCAACTTTACCCTTCTCGTCATAAATGACTTCTCTAGATTGGTTTATAAATTCTTTGTCATGTATTATTAACTCATCTTTCCTTAAAGCTGTATCCAGTTCATCAAGCATTAAATATTTACTGCTCTCTGTAGTGGTCCAGCCCATTTTCTTGCTTTCATCATCATTTCTATTTTCTATGCGGGTGGTAAAATGTATATTGCTGTAATGCCTCTGATTAAAGACTGTATTGAGCACTGACCAACCATGATTATTATTCTCTATCATCAAATAAGCATTATTAAACCTCAATGCTAAATCAGTCAATATGTTACCGTATACATCCGGAGCAAAATGGCCATGAATCTTTGCTATCTGCTCCCAGTTTTTAGAGTCATACATAATAGCTGAGGAAGCGTCTCCGCCTTCAACACCTTCAGCAACATCAGCACCAATACAATACATTCTTTTAGGCTCAGGGTCATTCCAGTATAAAATAGATCCACCTTTTTCAGTTCTGATTGGTTTGTGCTTATCTCTATCTAAAAGAACCACTAAATTATCAAGCTTATTTATATCAAAATAAGGCCTTCCAGTATGTAGGAACGCCTCTTTAGGATTGCAAGGATATTCCTGCTCTAATTTACCTTTTAGTTCTAATTTCTTATTAAAATAAAAGTATAGCTGCTGCCAGTCTAAGTGTTTTGCTATTTTCAAATGTTTAAGTTTTGAAAAGAAGTCGGAATCCACGCCTCTATAACCGTGTTCATCATCAACAGCATTTTTAAACTCTTTTTCTATCTTCTCATTCTCAAATTTAATTCTATACTCAGGAGTTTCCCACCATTCAAAAAATAGAGGTATAAAGTTATTATTCCCTTTTACAGAATCATCCCAGTACTCTTTAAACTCATTGTAACCATTGGCAGTAGTTTCTAAGATAATTATGCTGTCTCTAGTAATAGCCTGTCCTAAACCGGAAAGAATGTCCTGAATACTTTTCCAGAAAGCCACTTCGGACCCGTGAAAAAAGTTTAATGTTTTAGAACGTCCAATATCTTTATTACCAGCTGTTGCAACTCTCCATTTAGAATTAAGATGATCAAAGAGAAATTCTTTTCTGTTGTTATATTTCTCCCTGGGTTTTACTATCTCCGGTAGCTGATCATAAGGAAAACGAGCTTTATCCTGGAATATAGTATCTGTTGAATCATCTTCATGAGAAACTGTCATACCCACAAAGTTATGTTTGGTTATTGTAGATGCCAGCTGATAAGCAGTAATTACAGAGGTAAAACCCTGCTGTCTACCTTTGAGAACTAAAAATTTAATAAAATTTATTTCCCCTGCTTTATAATCTTCTATTGCTTTTTTGAGCTGCTTTAAAAACTTCTGCTGCACTTTATTTAAGAAAAAGGGTACTGTATTTTGTTCTTTATCTACAATTACAAAAAACATCTCTATTAAAAGAGGTGGGTCTTCTTGAATTTCTTCATGTAATTTTTTTGCCTGAGGAGTAGGAACATCTTTATCTTTTTCCTCATCATAAGTCGATTCAATTAGTTTACTTGCTACAGCCAATCTATATTCTCTGTCTTTCTCAATACTTTTATTTTCTAACCAGAGATCATACCTTTTATCAATAATCTGCTGACAATTCAACATATCACCACCCACTAACTAATCTTTAAAAAAGTCTTCAAGTTTTTTTGTTGTTTCAATTTCGACTTGCTGCTTGTCTCGCCACTCATCAGGCTTTCTATTTTTGAGCCAGAATATTTGTGCAGTAGTGTCCGGCTGAGCGTGTTTTGTTGTTCTCTCAATTCTTTTGCTTTTAGAACCCTTATCAGTCATAGTCACTTTTGTTTCTTCATAATCGTAACCCAAGGCACGTTTAAGCAAGGCTTTCTCTACTTTTGCATCTACAACTTCTTTATTCCTTTTTAGGGCCTGCGAAAACTGCGGGTATTTCTCTTTGTACTCGTAAAGAGTTCTAATTCCTATACCCATTTTTTCTGCTATTTGTTCATCAATAAGACCATCCCTAGCCCAACCTTCAATTAGTTCAAGCTTTTCATCCCATCCATCTCTTTTATAAATAGTTTTTCTAGGCATAGCCTCACCTCCCATTAAAAGTACCTTCTTAACAACTGTTATTTTATAATAAAAGAAAAACCAGCTTTATGCTGGCTTTGTAATATATTTTCTTAAGTCTTTTTTGATGTAATAATTTTTATTATATTTCTTCATTTTCCCTATTGCCTTGTTAGCAAATGCCTGCCAATCTATTTCCTTTGCTTTTTGATGGAGCTCTAATAACAAACCAGTCTGGTTTTTCAACTGTTTTTTCCAGACTTAAATCAGTTAGCAGGTCTTCAATCTCTTCTATACTCATTTCTTGTACATTAGATAGATTTTCAATTTCTTCTTCATCAAAACCAGTTAACTCTATATTTATATCTGCTTCCTCTAGTTCTCCTAATTCAATCATTAATAACTCCTGGTCCCAGTTGCTTTTAGCAATTTTGTTATCTGTTATTCTAAATGCTTTTATTTGAGCTGCATTTAAATCATCTCGTACAATGCAGGGTATTTTATCCAACTCTAACTTTTGAGCTGCTTTATATCTGCCATTGCCAGCAATAATCTCATTCTGATTATCTATAATAATAGGTACTGTAAACCCAAAGTTTTTAATACTGCTGGCAATTTTATTTATTTGTTTTTCCGGGTGTTCTTTTGGATTATTTGTATAAGGGTAAATCTTATCAATATCGATTATTTTAACTTTATCGATTAAAGTCATTGTTCAACACCTTCTAGTTATATTTTTTTTATTAAAAAGCTTTATTTACTCTTAAGTTAAATAATGACTATACTACCTCTACCCCCTCTATAATCTCCCCCTTCTCCTTTTTCTGCAGGCAATATAAAACCCTTAACTATACCCGCAACACTATAGCTTATAGTAATATAACTACTTAGTGCATAACAAAAAGCAGGGTCAACAACTTCCTACATTGCATTCGCAATTTCAGAAGTCTCACCTGCTGTCTATAGAGGAATTAATTGAGTTAACTTTTATAAACTTTGTCCATTTTAAGTATATCACACTAAATTTATAAAATGAATCTAAAAAGAATCACTATTTTATCACAATTTAGTCTCATCTATTTCTTTTTGGTAATGTCCGTGTTTATTTAAATATTTTTTTTGACTAATTTTTCTATAAGGACAATTGGTCAAACTATATCCACAACTATTTTTATTATATTTACATTCTCTACAAAAAATATCAACTTTAAGTTTTCCTGTACTTTTTTTAATTCTCCCTTTTCTAGTCCCTTTGATCCATATATATTCTTTTCCTTTTGCAACAGCATAAATAGAATATCCCGGCATTATTACACCCCCTCCCAAATTTCCCATGCTCTTAATATCCCGTTTTCCTTTAACTTTTTTAGGGCCTGTATTTTCCTTTTTCCTATTGTGTTTTCTGATAATTGCATTTTAAAACTAGTTCGAACTTGTGTTAGCTCTTCAAAATATAAATAATTAATTATTTTCTTTTTTTCAAGTTCAAGATTTTCATAAGTTGTCCTAATTATTTCTCTAATTTTAATCAGTTTACGTATATCACTATTCTCAGCCTCGTGCTTAACTACATAATCTTCCACCTTGCTGAATCTTCCATTACTTTCCCCTGGTGTCATATTGCTATAGTCTACCGCCGGAAGGGAATATTCTGGTATCTTCTGTATTGCCTCGGTGCGGACATTAGACTTGATGGACCGGTAGTTTTTGAGTAATTCCTCTATTTTCTCGTTGTCAGTCACAGCTTAAACCCCCTCGGTTTTTCCATCATCTCCCTGTAATAATTGGAAACTGAGTTATCTTCTGCAAAATCGACTGGCTCAACTC